ACACTCAAGATGACTCGAAAACTAATGAAGAAAGGGATCACATCTAAGAAATTAGAGTTCCTTGCTAAGTGGCTAGGATGCACACCTAAGGATCATCACAATGAGTTTCCAGGTGGTAAGTTATGGGAAGAGTGCCTCAATGGTAACATGCGTGCCTGGGATGCTTGTGAGGCATACAATCGCCAAGATGTGGCCACGTTGATCGAGTGTTTTTGGAAGCTAGTGAGATATGATGTTTCAATAAACTTTTCTATCTATGAGCATAAAAACAAGTGCATTTGTGGATCTGAGCATTTTATCCGAGATGGTTATAAGGTAACTAACTCTAGCAAAAAGATGCGGTTTAGGTGTAGTGCATGTGGCAAAGTCTTTACTGCCAGGGTGGAGGAGCTTCCATCTAAGTTAAAGCAGGGACTATTTCAATAAAAGTAAACAAGTCAGTCTTTTAATCCTTTATCACTTAAAATAAACCGATAAACTTTTAGTATGAGAAAGAAAACTTTTCCTAAAAAGATGGTTATCCTGGGCAGAAAATTCAAGATCTCTGTGGTCAATAAGACTAAGCTCTGCACTATCACCACACCAGATGCAGTGGCCTGCGTGGACTTCTCAGATAATCATGTCTACATCTGGGATGAGTTAAGTGATGAGCAAAAGATGCTATCCCTCTTTCATGAGTTATCCCACATCTGCCATGTGACTGTAGGTCTGGATCAGGTTATCTCTGATGAGTTACAAGAGATCCTATGTGAGTCCATGGCCAATGCGTTTGGTGACATGCTCAAATCCTTCCATAAATGACTGCTCAGGTGATCTTTCTTAACAGATGGTTAGACTGCCCCGATGAGAAGAAACGAGAGCATGCCATGATCCAGGCACTTATCCAGGAAGAAGTGGCAAAATACCTATATGAGATCAGAAATTATAATGCCTTCCAAAAGGCAATCTCAAAGCAAAAATCCTATAATTTATTCAGGCAAAAACTCAGACTCATTGATGGTGGTGCAGAAAATTCACACCAGAAAAAAGATCCTTCACAAGATAATTAAATTTAGTCTATAGTCTTTTAAAAAGGACATGACTATGGAAGTTTCGCTAAGAAGAGATCCCTTCACTATTGATCTTTCAATAACTGCAAGGCAAGACTCAACAGTTTGTGTCTCACATCTAGAAATCCCAAACATAACAAATGGCAAGATTGAATTAAAAGACTTCTATAAGTTTATAGTGGATCTTGAGTTTGCACTTAATATGACAATCGAAAAAGCAGAAAGGACAAATTATGATCACCAGAGCTAATAAGATGGCATCACTCATTAAGGCCAGAAGAAATGAATTAAAGATTTCACAGATTGAGTTAGGCAGGCAGTTAGGATGGACATCATCCAAGGGGCAGGTGGTGTCTAATGTTGAGAGAGGTCTGCAACAGATCCCATCAAGTCACCTTAATAGATTGTCAGTCATCCTGGTTATCCCAAGAGAGCAGATCATTGAAGCATACATAGAAGACTTTAAGGACTCACTTTATAAGGAGCTAAACAAATGATTGCAGAGATTAAATTTGTTTTGCCAGATGAGGCAGATGATTGTGAGGCATGCATGAAAGGTGCAAGATATAAACGCATGATTGATGAGCTTTATGAAGATGTGTTTAGACCACACATTAAGTATGAAAAGCCAATCATAGGAGATGACCTTAGAGGAAGGGATCTGGATGTCATTGCAGAGATCTGGAATAAATGCAAAGAACATTTTGAGGTGGAAGGATGAAAGATAAAGACAAAGACACAATAGAGCAATTTAAACTTATTTATGATTGTCTTGAAGGCATTTCTGCTATTACCGATAATAGATTAGAAATCTATAACTCGGTAATAAATTGCTTAATTCTAGAAGCTAAATTTTTAGTCGAGCAAGGTATAAGAGAGCTTGATAAAAGGAAGTCCAAATGAACGACAAAGACAAAGAAGCGTTTGAGGAGTGGGTGAAATACAATGTGTCTATTGCTCTTAGAGATCGGTATGGCCTAGCTTTAATTCATACATGGCAAGCCGCTTGTGAGTATAAGGAAACTGAAAACAAAAAGCTACGTGAGGCTTTAGAGGATTTTATTTTAGAAAGTGAGCATGAACCAAGTTGTAAATATACAGAAGCATTTGGATTTCGAGAGGACTGTAAGTGCATGGATAGAAGGTATTATAATAGGGATGAATGTATTACTAGAGCTAGTGAAGCACTAAAAGAAATAAAGGAATAAAATGATCTATTTTCATAAATTTTTACACATCATAATTATAGTAAACTGGAAAAATAGTTTTGGAGTTCACGTAACATTTGAAGATGGTTATGGAATTGTTTTTAGCAAAGAACAGTGGAATATAATATCAAGTATGTATGAATTTATCGGGGAAATTTAAATAATATAAAGGAATAAAATGAAAGTTATATATAAAGAACAGATTTTAGAAAAGATTTTAGCAGAAAAGAAAAAGGCAGATGTCTTTGGGTGGGAAATTGAAAAAATAATCTTAACTAAATTAGAGTCAGATTTACTTTTTATGCAAAATCCAGAGATTGCACCACCTGGAATAGTGGGCAGTATTTATGGCATAAAAATTGAGATAAAGGATCAACATGATTAAACATGATAGGTGTGCAGAGTTTGAAAAAAGGATCTTAGAGCTTGAGAATAAGCTTATAGACTTTGAGTCAGACTGGGTTAAGATGAGGGATGTTTCTGATAAGGTCCATGATGAAAATAAAAAGTTAAGAGAGGAAAACATCATCCTTAGGGCAGAGCTTGATGACACCAGGAAGCAGTTAGAAAGGGTATTAGTTTAATGAGTTTTGAAAGTGATAAACCATGCATCATATGTGGTCAAAATCAACCCAAAATGGTGACATATCACCACATCTATAGAAGAAAGACTTATCCTGAGCATGAGTGGAAGACCTGGAATTTGATGCCTCTCTGCTTAAAACATCACAATGAAATCCATTCAACATCTAACAGACTGTTTGCATCCAAACATAGACAGGCCCAAAAGTGGTTTGATGATAATGGTTGGGAAGTTAAACTATCAGGACAATATTTCCATCCTATAGATTTAGATGAAAATGATAGTTAATATCCTATACGGCAAGGGCTTTGCTCATCAGTGTAAATAATCTCAGTGGGTGGGATATTGTCGGGTGTGCCTAATTCCCAGTGGTAGATCTCTGCATCAGTCTCAACATATTCAATCTCATCAGTTTCTTCCTCAAGACTCCAATCCTTAAACATGGCCTCTAATAAGACATCCTGGGCGATTGAATTAAAAGGGAGTAACAAAATAAAGATTAAGACTCTCATGATTAATGATAGTAAGTCTTTGGATTGATTGTAAATGCCGATTAATTTTACCCTAAGTTTACCCTATGCTATAATGGGGATATGAAAATCTTTATCCTGCTATTATTAGTCTCTTGCGGTAAACCTACGGAAAAATGCATATCTGGGACCGAAAAGATCTTTCTTTGCAAAGCAGAGGTCGCTTCAAATTTCTATCCATCATCTGCACCACAGACTGAATTAGACAGATGTCAGGTCACTTATGTGCCAAATGCCTGTTATTAGTTGACACATCTTAACACATCAAAATAAGATCAAATTATTGACATGCGTGAGGCATATCAAAGCATTAGACGGAGGTCTATGTGGAAATAGGGGCAATCAATGCCATCTTAAGCTCTATTAAAACTAGAGTAGATGGATCAGTCACAATCAATCTTGAGGTCAATCCAACAGAGATTGAGGTCATCAATAAATTAATGCAGTCTTATTTGCTTAATCAAAAGCTTTTCACTGTTGCATTTGTGAAGGTGGATGAATGAGGCAAGTGGGAAGACCAAGCACTTACACTGAAGACATGCCAGAGAAGATGATGAAATGGTTCAATAGGCCAATTGCCACTTACTCTGGGCACAAGACCATAATCACAAAGTTTCCTACTTTTGAAAGGTTTGCATTAGAGCATGGTGTGCATCACCAAACTTTGCTTAATTGGTGTGATAAACATCCAGAATTTTTAGAGGCATATAACATTTGTAAGGGGATCCAGAAAGATTTGCTCATTGAAGGTGGACTATCTGGGATCTACAAAGAAAGATTTGCCATGTTTCTAAGTGTGAATGTCTCAGACTTAAAAGATAAAGTAGAGCAGACAATAGATCAAAAAGTGGTGCAAGTTTCATTGAACTACAAAGATGAATAATGTCCACACCTACACTGCAAGAGTTTAACCCTAAGCTTATTCCCTGGCAGTATAAGGCAATCAAAGAGATCAACAGTTTTGACTACTCAACAGGGATCAATGAGATCTTATTCTCTGGATCTGTTGGATCTGCCAAGTCAATCAATGGTGCTCACATCCTGGCAAGGCACTTAATAGAAAACCCAAACTCAAGAGCGTTAGTTGTGAGGAGAGCTTTAAAGGATCTTAAGAGGACCTTTTGGCAATTGTTTCTCAAGCACCTATCAGACACACCTGAGCTTATAAAATCCTACAATAAATCAGAGATGAAGATCACTCTAGTCAATGGCAGTGAGTGCATTGGTGACAGCTATGATGACATGAACCTGGAAAAGTTTAGATCACTTGAGTTATCTATGGCACTTATCGAGGAAGCTACAGAGTCAGAAAGAGAGCTTTATGATGCTATCAAGATGAGAGTAGGGCGATTGCCTGCAATCAAGCAAAACATCATCCTCGCAATAACTAACCCAGACTCACCTTCACACTATCTCTATAACTACTTTATAGAATCCCAGTCACACAATAGAAAGGTGGTATACTCACTTACTGAGCAAAATCCTTTCTTGCCACCATGGTATGTGCAGAATCTAAAGAATGATCTGGATCCTAAGATGGCCTTAAGGATGCTTGAGGGGAAATGGATTGAGATAGCTGAGGAAGTGATCTACTGGAATTTTGACATGCAAAGAAACTATAAGGATCATAGCTATCAGTTTGATCCAAGGTTTCCAATAGACTTCATGCATGACTTTAACATCGGGCACAATAAACCAATGTCTATGGCAGTGGGACAGTTTATCAATGGGACCTATCATGTAGCCAAGACCATCTTAATTGAAGGTGCCTCAACATCAAACATCATGGATGAGCTAGCAGACACAGGGATCCTTGATCTACAATGTCCAAGCTTCAGAGTCTTTGGTGATGCCACAGGGAAACATAAGGACACAAGAAACTTTAGATCAGACTATGACATCATAAAGCAGTGTTTGATGAGTCACAGAAGAAAAGACAATAGGCCAATGAATGTGGTCTTTGAAGTACCTACGGCAAACCCACACATAAGGGAAAGACATAACTTAATGAACGCTCTTTTCCTCAATGCCAATAATCAAACCAGGTTCTACATCTACAAAGATGCCTTTGATGCCACAAAAGGTTTTAGACTTACAAAGTATAAGCAAGGTGCAAGACTGGTAGAGGATGACTCTACTCCAAAAGAGCAACATGTGACTACTGCAGTTGGTTATTGGTGTTATAGACTTGAGACAATCAAACCGATCAAGAAAGTTGTCATTAGTTAAATTCCTGCCTACAATTAAACACATCAAGGGTGGATCATGGACTATCAATTAACTCAAGAATTTGTTTTCAACACAATCAATGAGATAGAATCAAATCAAAACAAAGACAGAAAGAAAAAAGAGTTTGCCTCATGGCAGATCTATGATGGTAACTTACGCTACTATGTAGAAAATAAAGTCAAACAAATGTACCCGAAAACCTGGGAGTCTTACACTATTTCAGACTATTCAGTGATCAAAAAGATTGTAGATAAAAAGTCACAGTCTTATAAAGAATCACCGATCAGGAAGCTAGACACAGATCAAGAGACTCAAGACTATCAAGACATCATGAGTGAGTTTAGATTTAATCAGGCCATGAGAAGCTTTGACAGAGTTTACAATCAACATAAGTATGCCTTAATGGCAGTCTTCCTTGAGAAAGAGATTGAAGATAATAAGGTCAAAAAAGAGTTTAAGTTTATCCCATTAGCACCTTATGAGTATGACTTAGTCAGATCACAAGATGGATCCCTTGAGGCAGTTATCCTCTCTTATCCAGATGACTATGTGATCACTGGCCCAGAGTCAGACTACATCAATGCCACTATCTCAGAGGCAGGGCAACAAGATGAGGCAAGAGGATCAAAGGTCTATGCCTTTTGGACAGAAGATGAACATAAGATTTTCAAAGTCTCTAAGGATGACAATGGATCAAAGAGGATTGAATATCTAGAGATCCCAGAAAACCCACAAGGGATCAATCCCTATGGTGTGCTTCCATTTGTCTATGTACCATCAAGTTATGATCCAAACTATCCTGTAAACTCTCCACTACCTTATCAGTCTATTGAGCTTAATGCTCTCATGTCTGTCTACCTAACAAGTGGCAACATGCAGATAGGTCAATTGGTTTTGAAGTACCCTGCAGATCAAGAGATTGAGATGGTGACATCAGGACTCTTCACAGGGATGAAGCTTCCACAATCCAAAAACCCAGATGATCCAGACACAGAGGCAGACTACATCTCACCTACTCCAAACTTGTCTGGGCATAGAGAATCTATCCTCACTTATCTATCAATGATATTAGATGAGCAGGGAATTAACTCAAACCAAATCATTAATCCAAACGAAAAATTTACATCAGGATTTGACAGATTATTAAGCTCTGCAGATTTGCAGGGAATAATTGAAGCTAACCAAGACCTTTATCACACCGTTGAGCAACAAGTGTATAAGATCATCAAAAAGATGCACATCAATGAAGGTGAGGCAGGCAAGTTTAGATCTGAAAACATCCAAGTGATCTACAGAAAACCTAAGATCCTAGTAAGTGATAGAGAGAAGCTAGAAAACCTTAAGCTCATGGAAGACCTTGGTGTACTACTTGAATGGCAGAAGTTTCAAATTGTGGATCCTAACTTATCAGATGAGCAGGCGAGAGAAAGACTTGAGATGAAGAAAGATGAGAAGCGTAAAGCTCTTGAGGCACTAAGCACAGATGATGCGTTTAATGGTGCACAGGTTACATCTATTGTTGAGGTAGTTGAGAAGGTAGCAAATGGCACAATCCCTAGAGAGTCAGGGGTAGCAATCCTTGTGGCATCTTTTGGCATCTCAGAAGAAAATGCAAACAAGATGATCCCAGGTGCAGGATTTCAACCATCAGTGGTCCCATAGAATGGCATTAAAAAAGGATGAGACTAGCTTCCTATTTAAACCAGACATAGATGCTAAGGCAGATGAGTTTGGAGTTAAATTAAGCAAGTCAGAAAAGAAAGAGCTATTAAATGAGATAGGTGATTATCTTGTCACTGAGATCCTTTCTTATGTTGGTGATGCCAATAGTCCAGTCAGTGGTTATGGTGAGTTTAAAAAGTTATCCAAAGAGTATGCAGATAGAGAAAAGCTTGGTGATCGGTCCCCTATCCTGGAATTAAATGGTGACATGCTTGAGGCATTAACCTTTGAGATAGTAGATGGATCCTTAAAAGTAGGGATCTTTGATGAGGATCAAGCTATCAAGAGTTATAACCACAATAAGGGTGACACAGTCCCCATGAGAAGATTTATCCCAGATCAGAAAGAGAAACTCAAGAAAGACATAACGTCTTATGTTGACACAATCATAGAGGATTATTTGAGTGATAAAGGGCAGGATTAACGCAACCAAAGTCATTAAGGCATTGAAGAAATCCAATGCCAATATAAAGAATGAATTTGTCCACATCGTGGAGAGAAAGGGAAAATATTTAACTGATGCAATTAAGGACCTTATCACAAAAGGGATCTCACCTGTCTTTGGTATTAGAAAGTTTCAAAGATATTCAGAGTCATACAATGAACAAATCAAGGGGAAGTTATCTTTCTTTACCACTAAGAGTAAACAGATTGTCCCAGTCATAGAAGAGAAAACAAGCAACGAAAAAGGTAAGAAGAAAACCTATGCCAAACAAGGTTTAGGCTACAACAAAAAGCTAAGGCCAATTAATATGACTCTATCAGGCAAGATGCTAGACTCACTCAAAGCAGGAAACAAAAGAGATGAGGCCATGATTTGGTTCAATGATAAAAAAGCAGATTACCACAATGAAGGTGCAAAACTTTGGCATGGTGGAGAGTTACCAAAAAGACGTTTACTTCCCACAAATGATGGAGAAAGATTTCATAAGAATGTTTTTAAACTCATTAGATCTTATGTTGGGGAAGCTGTAGAGAAAGCATTTAAGTCAACATTTAAGTGATTATCTAGACAATAGAGCTAGATAAATTAATAATAATAGGAGGATTCATGGAAAATGCAGAGCTTGGTGGAGATCAAGCAAGTGTGGGCGAAGGCACTACATTATCAGTTGAGCAATTGATGGAAAAGGTTAATGCACTTCAGAAGACCAACGAGAGGTTGATTGATGAACATCGCAAGGCCAAACAATCAAATGCAGGCTACAGAGAAATGATTGAACAGGTAGAGAGGAAGAAACTGGAAACGGATGGTAACTTGTCTAGTCAATTAGAGTATGAACGAAAGAAAAACTCTGAGCTAGCACAAGCCTATTCTGAGATTAAACAAAAGACTCTGAAAACTAACATCATCAATACCTTTCTTAAGGTTGCACCAGATGTTAATGACATTGATGATTTGTTAAATCAACCAAAGTTTTCCCACTTACTCAAAGATGCTATTGATGAAGAGTCATTAAGCATTAATGAGGAAATGGCACAGATCTACAAAAATGAAGTTCTCAATGCAAAGCCATGGTTGAAAAAACAAAGTCCAAAGGTTGGAGCAGTTACCACAAAGCCTAGCTTTATTGGTGGCAATCAAACTGATGACTACAGATCCTTAGAAAAAGATGAGTTAGAAAAGTTTATTAAAGCAAAATTCAAATAGGAGTAAATTATGCCAGACGTTATTTTAAATCCATCGAACGTATCAAAGATGGACTACATCTCTTCCCTAGTTCTTAAAGAGCTTCAATTTAAAGCTCAACTTTTACCTAAAGTTACAGATGTTTCTAACTTTGCAGTCAAAGGTGTAAAGACTATTTCTTTCCCTAAGCTATCAAGCTTTACTGCAGTTAACAGAGCATTTGGATCTGCAGGAAATGCTACGGCTATCGTAGAAACTGTGGACACACTTACAATCGACAAGACTCCGTATGTTGCTTACCTAGTAGATCAATCATCTGCTATGCAATCATCAATTGACTGGGACCTTGAGTGTGCTAAGCGTGGATCTACTGCTCTTGCACGCTTTGTTGATAATGAGTTGATCTCTACTATCTTTGGTGCAGGGATCCCCGTCACTGCAGTTGGTGACATCACTTATGATTCTGTTCTTGAAATGATTGAAGAGCTACGTAAAGCTGAAGCAGACATGAACATGGTTACACTACTTGTGTCACCTGCTCAACATACTGCACTTATGAAGCTTGATGAATATAAGAGAGCAGATGTTTTCGGTGGTGCTAACCTACAAGCTAACGTACTTGGTTACATCCATGGGATCCCTGTTCAAGTTCACAGTGGTCTATCAGATGCTCAATTTGCTATGTTTGAGAAGTCTGCAGTAGCTATCGGTTTCCAAGCTCAAATCAACATGTCTGAGCAAGGTGCCAACGAGATCGGTGCTATGTCTAAGCGTGTAGCTATGGATGCACAATTTGGGATCACTGCTCTTCAACTTGGTGAGAAAGGTGCAGGGGCTACTGAGTCTCCACTTATCCGTATCAATAACTAAGAGTTAAATGGAAGCCAAACTCACTCACATACCAAACTTTCTTGAGGCCAGGTCTAAAAAGGACCTGGTCTTAGAATGTGCTAAGAACAATGAAAGACTTGGAATGTATGTCCACTACTTTGATTTTCAAGAGCAAAAGGATGGCATGTGGGTGTGTTGGTATTTTGAAGATCTAACTGATGCGATATTATCGCAGGCATTTAGAAAGAGAGCTAAGCTATGACTCTACCTGGATCAATTAAAGACAGAGAGCATGCTAGGTTTAGACAAGGTCCATCCAAGGATAAGACTAGAGTAGCGGTCATAAATGAGCAGGGGCCGTACAATCCTGTACCTGTCTCATTAGTATCTGAGGACTCTTTCGGTAGAGTTAAGACTGCACCACCTTACTTATTATTTGATTCAAGTTTTCAATACTCACTCCAAACTAAAGTCTTCATCCAGAGCACTCAGTTAGGAGCTAGCATCATTCATGACTCTGTAAGATGTGCGGCAAAGATCCAAGCATCAAGCACTGCAGGATCAAGAGCCAGATTTAGATCAAGAAATTATTTTCCCTATTCACCTGCCTTCACAAACACCATCACTGCATCATTTAACTTCCATGGCATCCAGTCAGGGATAGTCAAAAGAGTAGGGATGTTTGATGAGAAAAATGGTTATATCTTAGAGGCATCAAATGGTGCCATGAGAGTAGGGATAAGATCATCCATCTCTGGTGTGCCTATGACTACCTATGTAGATCAAGCAGACTGGAATGTAGATAAGATGGATGGATCAGGTGATGAGATCACAAATCCATCTGGTGTGTTATTAGATCCAACAAAACAATTAATTTTATCAATCTCCTATCAGTGGTTAGGATCTGGCATGGTCCAGTTTTCAATCATTGAAGGTGCAAACATAAGAGTCATTCACAGATTCTTTCATAGCAATATTTTAACAAGTCTCTACTCACAGACTGGGACCTTGCCTGTGCAGGCAGAGATCCTCAATCAGTCTGGCTTAGAGAGTTACTTTGAATTTACATGTTGCTCAGTTGTTTCCAATGGTGCCAATGCTCAGCATGGACATTTAAACAGTGTTTCAAATCTGTCTGCACCTAAGAGCATGCCAAACATAAATGTTGCATATCCTGTTATCTCATTAAGAAAGAAAGCAGGTTTCACAAATGTCCCAGTCCAGATCTTGGACATGTCTGCATTTAGTACATCACAAGATGATTTCTTGGTGCAAATTGTCCACAAGCCTACACTTGTAGGGGCAGTCTGGGCAGATATCCCTAACTCATTATGCCAAAGGGATCTATCGGCCACATCACTCACAGGTGGTGACATTGTTGCTCAGTTTTATATGAAAGGAAACTTACAGGCATCTGAGAAGCTTGAGGCACTATCTAAGTTTTGGGACCTAACACTAGGTGATGATTTTGCAGGTAACTCTGAAATCATGACTATGGTAGGGATCCCATTAACTACAAATGCCTTGCTTTATGGTGTGATAAGTTTCAAGGAATTTGAATGATAAAGCTTAGAAGATCCTGGGCAGACTTTAAATCTATAGTAGCTTCAAAGAGTTTGCAGATATTTTATGGTGATTCTAGATCAGACTCATACCACTTACTGGCCATTGATGGTCAAGTGACTTATGAGTGTTATGTCCCAAAGGATGGTGGATCTGATCAATTAGACTTTGAAGCATCTTACATGCCAAGCATAGTCAATAGGATCAGTGTTGATCCAGACTGGGATGACATGATCACCACATTCCCTGCATCAAATCAAGATCTCCATACTTACAAAAGAAACTCATCTACTGTCATGACTGTGCTAGTCACCTACTCAGGTCCTAGCAAACAAGTCATTTTAAGGATTGAAAAGGTAAGGGTTTAATGTGGGTTTTTAATCCTGTTAAAGTTGAGCTACAATTTTTGACATCAGTGGATGAAATCCAGACTGGAATGATTGACATGGGGTTAGGTGATCTAAGCATAGACACAGGTGATCGCATGAATGACACATCATTAATAGATCAGGGTGAGAGGATTTAAATGGCAATATTTAAGGCACCAAGACTAACACAATCACAAAGGGAAAGTTTAGCTCTTGATGCTAGTGAGATTGTCTTTGATATAACACTAAATAAGTTTTTCGGTGGTGATGGATCCTTGGGTGGTTTCCCCATAGGGCAAGGCACAGGATCAAATGTTGACAAGATAACTATAACACAAACACATGTAGACAATAAGGCATTTGAATTATCGCATGCCCCATTATATCCTGAGAGTGTAACACTAACACCAATGGGTGGAATACCACAATTGAACGGGATTGATTTTGAAGTCAATCTCAATGTAGTCAATTGGAACGGGTTAGGACTTGATGGATTTATTGATGTGGGTGACACTATTGTCATTCATTATTAACCTACGGAGGGGTTTATATGGCACAACAGTTACAAAAAAAGTTTATTGGCAACAATCAGGTAGATGGATCAAAGATCCTACTTGAGAATGGCCAATCAGTTAAGATCAAAGACTCTACTGGTACAGAGGTAGAGTTAGTCAAACTTGGTGCTTCTGATGAAGTCCTAGTTAAAGGTCAAGAGGTAGCTCTTAAAGCTAACCTTGATCAAGAAATTGTAGATCGTGCAAGTGGTGATGCCGCTACATTAGCATCTGCCCAGGCCTATGCTGAGTCATACACAGACACAGAGATTGATGCATTTATTGCAGGTCCTTTTGCGGGTGAAATTGCAGACAGGCAATCAGGTGATGCAAACACATTGTCATCTGCTAACTCATACACAGATGCTGAGGTCCTAGCTGAGGAAACTGCTAGAATAGCAGGTGATGCATCTACACTATCATCAGCAAATTCCTACACTGATCAGGAAGTGTTGGCAGAGGAAACTGCTAGGATTGCCGCAGACTCTAGCTTGCAATCACAGATTGATGCCATTTCTGGATCATCTCTTACAGCTATTCAATCAGAGCTAGATGCTACACAAGCAGGTGCAGGTTTAGGTATTGATGGATCTTACTCTCCAAATGTTTCTGCAACATTCATCGGTGCGGCTACAAGCTTGGCAGAGGCAGACAATCTTTTAGATGATCAATTGACTGTAGTCTCTGATGTTTTAGATCAAGAAATTCTAGACAGACAAGCAGGTGACAGTGCAATCCAAGCAGAGGTGGATGCTCTTGAGACTTATGTAGACGCTACCTTTATCCCACTTTCTCAAAAAGGTGCGGCAAATGGAGTGGCCACACTCGGTGCAGACTCTAAGATCCCAAGCTCACAGCTTCCTGCTATTGCAATCACTGATGTTTATGTTGTCGCTAACATTGCCTCTCGCGATGCTCTCACAGTTGAAGAGGGTGACGTTGCAAAAGTCACAGACTCAGGGAATGGTCTTCCTAAGACATACATCTATGATGGATCTATCTGGATCGAGATTGAGTCTGGATCTGATGTTGATTCTGTTTTTGGCCGTACTGGTGCAGTGGTTGCCACTTATGGTGACTACTCAGCTAGCTTAGTAAGTTATGGAGTAGGTTCTAACGTAGAGGCTAAACTTGATTCTCTTCAATCAGAGATTGATGCAGAGGAGTCAGCACGTGCAAGTGGTGATGCTTCCCTAGCTCAAGACATTCAGAATGAAGAAAATGCACGTATAGCAGCCGATAACTTGCTAGATGGTAGAGTAGATGCTTTAGAAGCAAGAACATGGGTGAAAGAGAAATTCTCTATCTCTAATGGTCAGACTTCAGTGACTCTAAGCTTTGCACCATTTGCTAACTCAATGACTGCTCATGTTGATAGACTTGCTATCCATGAAGGTGCTTCTGATGACTTTACAGTCTCAGGCACTACAATGACTTTCCTTAATGATCTTGTCTCACCAGGACAATCTCAGATCGGAAATGGTGACACAGTTTATGTTAAGTATCAAAAGAACGCTTAAGTAGTTCAATGGGAGGGGAGTAATCCCCTCTCTTAATGTAGAGGTAGTATGCCGATTGATATTAAGAGTAAGTTTATTGATCCAGAGATGACCACAGATGCAGAGTTAAATGCAGTTGAGTCAGATCTTCAATCTCAGATAGATGAAATTAATTTAAAGCTACCAGATCCAGAGTTTAAATTTGTAAACAATAAGAATGACTTTCCTGCACCAGTAAGTGGTGTGATCACACTTGGTGATAATGTAACTTACTTCATCACTAAGACAATTGACTTAACAGGTGATCGAATAGTGGCAGGACAAAACACTACCATCATAGGTGGATCATCAGAAAACTGCTTCCTGCTATCTACAGGATTAAATGCTAGCACAGCATTGATCACATCAATCTATTCTCTACCTATGAGAAACTTTACCATCACACATGGGACTGCTTTAAATCTTAACGGATCATCATCATCAACCACTGCTTTGGATTGGTTCGGGTTGAATTTTAAAGACTGTAACGCAAGTGGTGGTGGGTCTGGTGTGGGCACTATAGCTAACTATTCAAACTTCATCATGAGTGACTGTGCCTTGCTTAATTCATCAGGCATGGATTTCACTGGGACCATCGGGACAATCGGTTTTGTAAACTGCCTCTTTTCAGGGGTGGCAGGTGCTACCACTTTAAACTTCCCATCAACACTCACAGTGACTAGACGGATCCGTTGCATCTACTCAAGCTTTGTGGCATTTGGTGGAGCTACGGCAATCTATGTAGATCCACTTTGCTCTGTCCCAGTAGAAAGCTACATCTTAGACACGGTCAATTTTAGTGGATCGGGCTCAACTTACACAGGTGGTGTGACATACACAGACAACAAAGCATTTTTCTCAAACTGTAAAGGGATTGTGAACTCATCGGCTATTGGTCAAATGTACTATACAAATAACACTACTCAAAACACTATTGCCACACAAAACATCTTTGAGAAAGTTTTAGGTACTACAACGGCCAGTCCAATCAATCAAAAGTTTAGTCATACAAATAACAGACTCACTTATACTGGTGGACTTGCTAGATCATTCAAGGTGACTGCATCTTTGTCTGCTAACTCAGTTACCACCCAACAAGCAACAATCCTGGTTAGGATTGCAAAAAATGGTGTGACAATCACTGAGTCAGAGTCTCAGGCTACAACATCGGCTACAAATAGAAACGAAAACTTTTTCTCTCAAGCTATTGTGGAAATGACCACAAATGATTTCATTGAAATGTATATAGCTAACACATCAAGTGCATTAAACCTATTGGCCACAGAATTGAATGTTGTGGTCGAGGCATTAAACTAAGAGGGCACATGCTTAAAATATTTAAAGACTCTACAGACTACTCAATGCAAATGGAAAGCTACACTACTGATCAGGAAGTGTTTGAGATCCTAAGTGGAGAGTCCATTGATGTTGGCTACTATAAACCAATCAATAGTCTGTTTATCGAGATGACATTAAATGCTCACTTGTCAGATTTGACTGTGCAATACTTCAACGGATCTTATGTAAATCTTGAGGTCAAAGACTACACAGAGAATCTATCTAGATCAGGTTTTATCAAGTGGTCTAACAATCAAACTAATCAAAAGAAATCAACACTGCATGGACTAGAGCTTTACTGGTATAAGTTAATATTAACAGGGGATGATCAGGACCTAACCATCAAAGGGATCAATCTTAATTTCTCAGATGATAATGATCTCAAGGAAGAATATCCAAACATCATGGACCACACACCAGATGGACAAACTAGCTTTGTTGGTTTCCATCAGGCATCTAGAAAAGACATCATCAGTTATTTCAGAAATCAAGGTAAACTAATCAATGGTCTATCACCTAAGAAGATAGATCAGTTTGATTTATTGGACTTTGAGGAAGTGAGAGAGGCATCTAAGTTTCTAACTCTCCACAAGATCTTTACCTGGTTAAGTGATGGAATAGATGACAAGTGGTATCAAAAAGCACAGGACTTTGGTAAAAAATACTCAGACAAGATCAATCTTTTTTATCTTTCAATAGATGATAATGATGATGGACTAGAGGATGCCTCAGAGAAAAATGCCATTAAATCAGTGAGGATCATACGACAATGATAGTGCAAGAGATTGTAGATGCCATTGAGATTAACATCCAGGCACTACTGCCAACATATAAAAAAGCTTCCTTTGTTTATGACCTATCTTTAAACAATAGAAAACAATCAAAGAAAGTCTATGCTATCACTCCACAGTCTGCCTCTAATGTTTCAGGATCCACACTTACTGTGACATTGGATCAGACATTTGATGTGACTCTCAGTGACACATATAGTCCAAAAAATGACAGTGACATTAATCTACAAGATAAAGTTTTAGAAATTCACTCAGACATCGAGACAGTTTACAAAGAGCTATTCCAAAGAAGACTCGGACTAGCTAAGGTTTTAGTGGTCCAGGTGGTGGACATCTCAAGTCCTGAGATTGATAATGATAACAATACAGTTTCATTAACTGCTAGCTTTTCAGTCAAATATCGGAAAGAAACTACATAAGGGGAAGAAAATGGCCATAGGTTTAGTTAAAGGAAGATCAAGCGTTTTTCTAAAAGAGGAAGTTACAGAGGGAGTCTATGTTGCCCCTGCATCTGCAAGTGATGCTCTTGAGGTCCTTGAGGATGGTTTGGAGTTCACATATAACAGAGATGAAATTGAAAGAAATAATCTAAGTGCCACTATTGAAGTAGAGGCATCTAGAGTTGGTATGAAACAAATCTCTGGGACAATCCCTGTAGAATATAAAGCTTCTAATACTGCAGGATCTGCACCAAGAGGTGATCTACTATTTAAGTCACTACTAGGTGGAAAAAGACAACTAGCTTCTGTTATCACTACTAAAACAGGCAACACTGCCACAGTCCTACAGATCAATGATGGTGATATTTCTTTCTTCAATAAAGGTGACTCAGTCCTGGTTAAAGAGGCAAACTCTTATGAGTTAAGGCCAATCTCTGCCATCGACATCACACCTGGATCTGCCAACATCACACTAGCATTTGCACTTGATAATGGTGCCCCTTCAGATAACGTGGAGCTAGAAAAGCACACTACTTACTATCACTCAGAGGGTGGTCCAAGCTACTCGGCTACTCATTACGCAGGTGGAGAGATTGAGGAAGCTATTGCAGGACTTAAGTCTATTTCAGCTACATTAGAAAACTGGTCTACTGCTCAGCTACCTTCATGGTCATTTGCAGTGGAAGGTCTTGGACTTGAGAGAAGTGTTGCCACACCTGCCTATGCACCAGACTTTTCAAATGATGCTTTGCCACCTGTTCTATTAAACGCATGTATATGGATCAATGGTGTTAAGGTTTCTTACTCTGAGCTATCAATGAGCTTAGAAAATACTAAGTCAGAAATTAATGGTCCATGCTCAGACTCAGGAAAGATCGGTGCAAGGTTCACACAATTTGCCTGCACAGGCGAGATCACTGCCTACACTGAGGATGATGATGTTGATCGCTTTGATGCCTTCAATAACAATGATGATGTTTCTATCTTTGGCTATGCCTTCAATCCTACTGCAGTGGCAGGTCAGGGCAAAGAGTATGTGGCATTTTGGATCCCACAAGCTAAGGTTACATCTATCCCATTTGGTGATGTGGATGGAATCATCTCAGATCAGATCTCTTTTAAAGCATACAGAAAAGATGGTGGAGACTCTGTCTTCCTATCATTTATTTAATAGGTCCGTCTTCCCTATTAGAGTTGGTTTGCCCCTTGCCATGTGCAGGGGGTTTTTGTTTTAATAGATAAAAAAACCAAGGGGACACACATGAAGATAGCTAAGACATCAGATCGTTTTGAAATTTCCTATGACACATATAAGATCTTTATTTCACCACTTAAGTATGAGCATAAATTAGAGATCCTTGAGAGCATCAAGGTAGATGGTGGGGTGGAATATTCAGACGTGAAAAAGCAGGCATTTCTTGCCATTAAGTATGGGGTGAAATCTATTGAAGGCTTCCAGGGTTATGATGATCAAGACTATAAAGTATCATTTGATTCTAATGGTAATCTAACTGATGACTGCACATCTGAAGTCTTAGAGGCATTGTCTCAAATCAGGATCAGTGAAAACTCTGCCCTCTTGCCTGTGTTTAACTTCCTTACTGGAAACAAATCCAAGCTCTCTGGTGTCTCAATCAAGATCAATGGTAAAGAGATTGACCTGGGAAACGGATAGAAACTCTCTTTGACTCGGTCTATTGGTCAATAAATGAGATGTCCAGTGTTTCAAATCATGACTACATTGAGCTAGTCTCTACATTTAATGTGATCCATAATAACGAGTTTCATTGTGGGACATGCAAAAAGAGAAGCTCACAAGAGACTAGAGACAAGAAAAAAGCCTGTTCTATTCAGTCAGATAAAGAGATCTTTCAAGTGGATGAGAAAGTCTTTTACAAGAGATGTCCTGCTAACTTTTGGTCTGCATCAAGTCAAGAATTGATCTCAATCTATAGTAAATTTGATAAAGGGTTGTTACCATATAGGGGAAGCTTAATGGATCAACCTGCCAAGTTTATAGACGTTATGAGCATAGTGGAAAGATTAACCATTGAGCATCAAATAGAAATGAATAAAAAGGCACAGAAAAAATGGCAGACAACAAAGCGGAAGTAGTCATTGGCTTTGACGATAAAGAGCTTAAAGCAGGGATAAGAGAGTTTGAAAAGAGTGTTGCCAAAATGGGTGATGATCTTAACAAAGCTTTTAGTCCAAAGCCTGCCAATAAGTTCTTTGATGAGATTAAAAAAGCATCTTCCAGTGTGTTTGGTGGCATGGCCAAAGACTTTGCCGTAGGTTCATTGGTGGCAGATGGCTTTAAGTTTGCACTAAATGCAGTCAAAGACTTTGCAGTAGGATCCATCAATGCCGCTCAAGAGCAGGAAAATGCTCTCAACAATCTATCGGTAGCTTTAAAAAGAACAGGTGAGTTTTCTGAGCAGGCAGTAAGTGACTTCTCAGCATTTGCCTCAGAAATACAAGCTACAACAATCTATGGGGATGAGTTAATCCTTTCGCAGTTAGCATTGGCAAAATCCTTTGGTGCATCTAATGATCAAGCAAAAAATCTAGTTAAAGCGGCGGCAAATCTATCTGCCACATTTGGTGGATCACTTGAGGAGAATGTAGAGAAACTTGGAAAGACTCTACAAGGAAACGCAGGAAGACTTGGCCAGTACATAGGAGCAATCGGAAATCTCAGAGAGTCTCAGTTAAAGGCAGGGGATGCCATAGACATTGTGAATGAAAAGTTTGCAGGTGCGGCACAAGCCCAGACTACTACATACACAGGTACCATCACTCAGCTATCAAATGCAGTCTCAGATTTACAAGAGGAGTTGGGTGGACTTGTGACAAGTTCAAGCTCAGTAAAAAGTGGTCTAGGGATCTTAACTGGAATATTCCAAGAATTGACTCAAGGATTTACAGACTCAAGGATAGCAGGTGAACTACAGGAAAAAGGCTTTGTGGACACAGAAAGTGAAATCACAAGACTATCTGAGAAGTATGCCAAACTTACAGAAGAGCTTGAGAAAAATGTGGCAGTAGTCCAAGCAGATAAAAACAAAGGTTTCTTTGAGTCATTGTTTAGTTTTGATAATGCCCCACTAGCTCAAGAAAAAGTCCAAAAGATAACTCAAGAGCTAAAGACATTAGACAAGCAAATAGAGATGTCTGCACAAAAAACATCAGAGCTTGGCCAACCTAGCAAAGACAAGGGTGGTGATGGTGCAGAAAAAGACAAAAAAGTCACTGATCAGATCCTAGCTCAGAGGGCACAATTTTATGTGGACATCCAGGATCTAGAGAATCAAAACACATTGGCACAGAATGAGGCAGACATCCTGAGAAGATCGGCCAAGCAAGGCATGACAGAGCAGGATCTATTAGAGCTTCAATCTATTGAGCAGACTAAGATTGATCTACAGTTTCAAGCTGAGGAAGCCAAGGCAAGACTTATCACTAACTCAACAAATCAGAGACTAGCTCTTGAAAAGGTAGCAGGTCAAAAGTCCCTAGCTCAAAAGAAACTAGAGACAGATCAGTCCATTAAGCTTGAGCAGTTTAAAGCTCAGGAAGAGCAAAAGATCCAACAATTAAAATTCCAGGTGGCATCTAACTTTCTTAACGCAGGGATCATGCTTACCAAGCAAAACTCAAATGAGCAAAAGGCACTTGCCTCAACACTTGCAGTGATGAACACATGGCAGGCGGCTTCAAATGCCCTAGCTACTAAGGCACCATGGCCACTACCACAAGTCTTTGCCGCCTCTGCAGTAGCTCTTGGTTTTGCCCAGGTAGCTCAGATCAATAAAGCAAAGTTTGCTAATGGCGGTATTGTTGGCGGTAGTTCATTTGCAGGTGATCGAGTCCCTGTCCAAGTAAACTCAGGGGAAATGATACTCAATAAAAATCAACAAAAAGAGTTATTTTCAATTGCAAATGGTGGTGGATCAAGTGATGCTATTATCAAGGCAATAGATAATTTAGGGGCTAGAATTGCCTCAATGCAGACAGTGGTCTCAATTAATTCAAGAGAGATCGCAAGAGCAGTAAGGGATGAGAGATCATCGGGATTTGCGGTGTAACTTATGAGTGTTAAACTATACGCAGACAATCTTGTTAAGCAGGCCACACTTACAGCATCTTCTGAAAATGCTCAGTTTCCTACATCTAACCTTAAGGATGATAGAAGATCAAAAGTCTTCCAATCTACCACTACATCATGCAACATAGTCTTTGACTTTGGTGACATCAGAGAGATTGATTCTGTCTGTATTGTAGAGTCTGGTTATGATCCTATCGGTTTCACATCTGCCACCATAGAATTAAACTCAGTGGACTCATGGATCTCACCACCTGTGTCACAAGTCTTAACTATAGATCCAGTTAATGGGTGGATCAATTATGACTGGGCATCTGTTCAAAACTACCGATTTGCCAGGATCTCATTTGTTAATACTCCAAATCCAGTGGAAGTATCAAAGGTCTTTATCGGGAAGAGAGTAGAGCTAGATCAGATCTGTTTTTCTTATCCGTTAAACTACAAGCAAAACAATAATGCCTCTGTGTCTAGAAATAGATTAGGTCAAAAGTTCATTGATGAGGTCAACACTCAAAAGGAATTTTCTGGATCTATCAACACAATGACAAAAGATGAAGTGGATCAGATCTTTGAGGTGGTAGACTATGCTTCATTTACCAGACCTGTCTGGGTTAATTTTAATGGAAGCTATGTCCTCAATGATGAAAACAAAATAAGTGGATATTATTATCTCAATGATGATCCTACATTTACACTGCAGTCTGGAAACTATTGGAGTGTGGGCCTTTCATTTACAGAGGGCACATGAGTAGGATAGTGGTAGATGAGCTTATCACAACACTAGATCAACCTATCACAGTAGATAGATCCATTTATGTAGCAACAATCAGGCCTCACTTATACTGTCATAATAGTCCATTAGGGACATTTTCATTCAACATCTACAGTCCAAGTGGACTTATCAAATCTTTTTCATTCACATCATTAGACATCAAGTCTGCCTGTGGTCTAAGTGAGGCTTATTTCCACGCATATTATGCAATACCTGTAACACCTTTCCTGGTGCCAAGGGGAAGTTATACTATAAAGCTTGAGTCTTCTGGTTATACCTTCTCAGAGTCTTCATTTATGGGATGGTGCAAGGACGTAACACCTACAGGCAGAGTCAATGGGGATCCTGAAAACTATACAGAAAACCCATTTTCATTTAACCTTATAGAGTATCAACCAAGGGAATTTTAAAATGGCCCTAAAAATAGTCACAATCTCAGATGGATTTGAGTCTGCCACAGTCCCTAGTATTGTGGTGCCAAGTGTATTATCTAACTCAACTTACTATGCCACACTATCAAGTTTAGATTTGGTTAATGGTTATTTAACTATCCCAGTTGAGCCCACTGCCCCTACAGAAGTGCAGTTAGTTTGGAATGGCATAGGGCAATTTTACACTCAAGACTTCACAGTTGTAGGCAGTAGCTTATTTTTTCAATCAAGACTCTCACCACTTCTATTAGTGGGTGATGAGGTAACAATCATTTATAAGTAGGAATTATGGCACAAATTATTAAGCGTGGTTTACAGGGTAACTCAGTAGATGGATCAAAAGTCCAGTTTTCTAACAATGAAAGTTTTAGAGCAAGAAACTTTGCAGACACATCAGATGTTTCACTATTTAAACTTAATGCCTCAGATGAGTGGGAGTTTCAAGCTCTTCCAAAATACTCAACTTCAAATATTGCCACAGAGTCTTTTGTCACAGGTGAGCTAGCAAATTATGCTTTAAGTTCATTAATTGGGGATGCTAGTGGGATATGTCCTTTAAATGCATCTACAAAGATTGATGCCACTTACTTGCCAAGTTATGTGGATGATGTTGAAGAGTATGCAGATCTCGCAAGTCTTCCAGTGACTGGTGAGGCAGGAAAGATCTATGTGACTCTAGACTCTAACAAAACTTATAGATGGTCAGGATCTACTTATGTTGAGATCTCTGCAGGTCCATCATCTACAGATGCAGTCCCAGAGGGTGTGGTCAATTTCTATTTCACAGATGCAAAGGCAAGAACGGCCGCGGTAGTTGATAGCATGGCAGGATCTGAGACAGATCAGGCACCATCAGTTTCATCAGTTAAGACATACATAGAAAACGAGTCTGCAGACATTAACGTGCAATCATTCACACTATCTGCAGGTGACATCACAAATGGATATATTGATCTAGCATTTGAGGCAGAGGATGTGATTGAAGTCACACCTAAGGGATTTCCACCACAACATCCAGTGGATGACTACACTCTGAGTGTTGTTTCATCAGTCACTAGGATCACATTTGCAGGGGACATGCTCTCATTAATTGCAGGTGATAAAATAAAGGTAGCTTATAGCGTATGAGTTTAATACTAGATCGGGCAGTTTACTTAGAGGCAAATGGTTTAAACAAGACTTTAAATCAGGCCATAGTAGATGGTGACATAGGCGCAGGCGGTGGAGGTGGTGGAAGTCCTCTAGAGATCTTCTCTGAGGTAGTCCAAGTGGTTGCCCCTACGGCCTCATCTGAAGGGATAAGTTACTTTATCTCACCTGGATCATCCACAATCTCATTTGTTAAACTGATGGTCTGGGATAAAAATGGTGTGACTACTGGAAACTTAACCATAGACATCAAGAAAAACACATCACCAAATCCTACAGGAATGACATCAATCTTTTCTGTGCTTCCTACTTTGGATTTTGCTACGGCATCAAACTATGACTCAAATGCAGGCACAATCTCAACAAGTGCAATATCAATCAATGATGTCTTAAGACTTGATGTTACATCAATCCCTAGTGGGTTTATTGGTTATTTTTCTATAACGGTGTTTGCTTAATGACTTATGATGACTACATCGAACAAACCAGATCTCAAAAAATTATCCTTGCCCACATAGAGGCAAAGCAGAAACATAAAATCTTTTCACTTGTAAGTGGTGCAATATATAAAAAGACAGTCAGCTACTTTGTGGTCAATGTCTCAGTGGATGGATCTGATCTATCTATGGCATCAAATGAGACTCTCTCACCTGGTGAGTTCTACTATAAGGCAGACACATCAGAGCTATTTGTCAGGATGTCAGACGACACAAATCCATTAACCAAAAGTCTCTATGCCACTTATAGGTTTTTCTTTTCTAATATCTCAACCAATGCACCATGGGACATGGGGACAGGATCTCTTGTCAATTATGATCCAAGGATCTCATCTATTGGATCCCTTAAGCTTGAGTTAGATTTTGAGCAGACTGGTATAAGTCTTGAGACAGATAGCTCAATAAGTTTTGAAAATAACGATGGTTTCTGGGAAGACAAATTTGATGTCTTAATATTTGAAAACAACATCTCAAGATTTTGGGCATGGTCCAAGTCACTAGCATTTGATCAAGCTAAGTTAATCTATAGAGGTCTAGTCTCAGATAAATCCTACAGTGACAAGTCAGTCTCATTTAATCTTAAGGATGATCTTTCTAAACTTAGAAGAAAAGTCTCCTTACCTTTGTTTTCTAATCTAGATGGTGATGTGGATCCTTCAGTGATCAATAAACCTAAAAGGTTAGTTTTTGGGAAAGTGGATAAGTTGTCCATGACTGGATGTGATAAGGTCCTGGATGGTTTTAATCTAACTGGTTTAATAAGTGGTGATGCAGATAGAAACTTGCTACCAGGTACAGTCTCAGGCACATCAGGGCAGAATCAGATTAATGGAGTAGGCACAGACTTTCTCACATCATTAACTGCAGGTGATCGGGTAACTATCATTAGTTTCTTTAACGAGTACACATACACAGTCAACACTGTAGTAAGCAACACTCAAATCATAATCTCAGGGACCATCTCAGTTAGCTTCTCAGGTGCCCAGATCAGGACTCAAGAGATTGAAAACAACATCATTGATGGGATAGGCACAGCATTTAAAACTGAGCTATCACCTAATGACAAGATCAAAGTCATAGTCAATGATCTAGAGGAAGAGTTTACAGTCTCTGCCATTAACTCAGACACAGAGATAGTGATCAATGAAGAGATAGAGACAAGCTTTGAAAACAAGACTGCCACCAATCTACCAGAGATTAACTACAGATATAAAAACAGAAAGTGGAATATAGCAGGCCATAAGTTAAGGCAATACTCAGTCACTATCACTGAGATTGTGGACATTAACATAGTGGCAGTGGATGACCTGAATGATCTAGAGGATGGAGATAACATCTCTATTAATGGTCAATACTATAAGATCCTAAGAATAGTTAATAACCAAGTCAGACTCAATCAATCTTTTAGGACTGCAGTGGTAGTGGGTGATCTTCTCACTAAGCTTCCACTTAACTTTGCCTATCTCAATAAGCAAAGATTTACACTTAATAGGGATTTCTACTTAACCAACAATGTTAATGATTGCTACTTAGAGTTTGATGATCTAGCTGAGTTTAACGTGGCACCTGTTAAATCTATCAACACTTCATTTACATTTGTGGATGGATCAGACACAGTCACCATCACAGCTAGTGACATTGATCTCACTCAGTTAATTAAACCGAGAGACTGGATCAAAGCTAAGACTCTAGTGGTGGATGACTATCATGAGGTCTTGAGTGTTTCTACTTATGAGATCAAATTAAGGATCCCAGTAGATTATGATTTCACTGGATCACTTAACTACAAGTCACCTAACTACATTGGTGATGACTCAATCATGACCACCGATTGCATTGGTTTAGACTACGGAAATGAGTGGATCAGATACCCATCTCAGGCCGTGCAGTATGTGATAGAAAATGCAGGTTTCACTAACATTAACACCACATCATTTGATGATGCAGAGGAAGATGGTAGATTTGAGCTATGTGCATTTTATCCAGAGAATATTGGTGATGAGATCGACACAGTCAGAAACATAGTCTCAGACATTAACGCATCAGTCTTTGGATCCCTCTACTTGGATCAGGACTTTGACCTAAGCTATAAGGTACTAAATGCAGACAAGCCACTAGACATGGAAGTGATTAAGGATGAGGACATCATAAGTTTTAGTGTGTCTTCAAAGTCAGACATCATTAACTCTGTCCTGGTAAACTATAAAAAAGAAACTGATCAAACTACAGGCACACTAATAGACTCTAACTTTATCCTGGACTCAGACTTTGTTAATGAGGCAATAGGTAAGGTAGAGCAAAAGACTTTGGACCTTAAGCTTTACCATGCAGATCAGGCCAACATCATAGGGCAGAGATATCTTTTCTTTAAATCCCTAACGCAGTCAGTAGTCACAGTTAAGACAAAATTAAAATTGTCAAACAAGTCCATCAATGATGTGATCTATCTAGATTTAGACAGACTCTACAGACGTTATGGAAACTCGACAAATAAGAAGTCTGGGATCATTAACATGATCTCTAGAGATGGTCAAAACACAGTGGTGCAGTTTAATGATCTGGCCAATCTCTTTTCAAGGGTGGCCACCATAGCTGAGAATAGCACACCAGATTTCTCATCAGACTCTGAGGATGTGGACAAGTTTGGCTTTGTTGTAGATAATTTAACAGAAGGTCCAGAAAGTATAAGTGAAGTTGGCATAGGGAATAACTTAATAGGATAAGACCATGGCATTTGTAGTTATACCATCAAGCTCATACGCAGTAGGTAAGGCAGTTAAGACTGAGCTTTTCGGGAATGTAGTCAACAATTTAAATGATCTTAACGATCGAGTTAATACAATCTCCACAGGTGCCAATCCTATTGAGCTTATTGATTCAAAGATCACACTACTCTCATCAGTCTTAGGTGATGGACTCATCACGTATTATGAAGGTAAAAACACTTTCTTTATTTCTCAAGTTAAGCTTCAGATATTTGAAAAGGGATTAAACACATCGGGCACTTTGTCTGTGGATGTGCTTAAGTCATCTACACTGGGTGGAGTTTATACATCTCTTTTAACATCATCAATGACTATAGACTATTCTACTGCATCTGATTATGAGTCTGTATTAGCAGACTTTGCCTCAATCCCAGAGGTCAATGCAGGTGAGTTTATAAAATTTAGAATTATTTCAACACCGTCTAACTTCCCTTTGGAGTTTAGACTTTCATCTTTTGGAGCAGTTTAATGAGTGCGGCAAATATTATTTTAGGTGCTACAGGTGGAGGAAATCTTTTAAGATTAACCACTTTTACATCATCAGGCACATGGACTAAACAGGCAGATGTTGCAAGGATTTTGGTTTATGTTGTTGGTGGTGGTGCGGGTGGGAATGGGGCAACTTCTACAGCTTCCTCATTCGCAGGAGGATCTGGTGGAACATCATCTTTTGGGGTTCACTGTTCTGCAAGTGGCGCCCCTGGTGGTTTAACTACATCAACTTATGGCATAGGATCAGGTGGTGATATAAATCTCAGAGGATCTGGATCTGTTGGTAACACAAGATATATGGCTTCAGCTATCTCAAATTATACGTGTGGATTAAAGGGTGGAGATAGTATATTTGGGGGTGGCGGACTTGGTTATCCAGGTAGTTCATCAACTGGTGCAGGGGCAGGGCTCCCAGGAGTTAATGGTGGAGGTGGTGGAGGTGCTGGATATAGAGATGGTGTTAATAATTATCATTGCCAAGGGGGAGGGAGTGGTGGTTGTGCTATTAAATTAATTCAAGCAACATCTCTTGGATCTACGGTAACGGTCACTATTGGTGCAGGTGGATCAGCATCAGGGGGAGCACAGCCAGGTGGTGCAGGCGGTGCAGGAATTGTGGTTATTTATGAATATGGGTATTAACATGAAAAACTTCGCAATCATTAACAATGGGATAGTAGATAATATTATTGTTTGGGACACATCAAATGCATATGATCCTATTGGACAGGCAGTTGAGATCCCAGATGGTGTGATGGTCAACATTGGATTTCTTTATCAAGGTGAAGAGTTCATTGATCCAAATCCACCTGTGGAAGAAACTCAACCAGAGGCATAATAGATGAAAAACCTAGACGATAAGATCAAAGCAATCATTTATTGGATCGGTCTAGGGATCTCACTTGTAGTTTATGCTCACGCTAACTTTTCCACTACAAAGCAAGTTGAAAAGCTTGAGGCAAGGATTGAAAGACAGGCAACATCTGAAGACATAGCAAGACTTGAGGGCAAGATTGATGCCTTAACTCTTTATCTCTTAGAGAGAAAATAGATGATCACAGTCACAGATTATTTAATGGGAAGAGACAGGCAGGATCCTTTGGATATGCTTCAAACTAGAAACATGGCAGAGCTACTCTCTAGAGTTAATCATCTCATGGCAAGTCTAAATTTTGATCCTAAGCTCTCATCAGGTTACAGACCACCAAGGATCAATAAATCCGTAGGTGGTGCAAAGATGTCGACACATACAGTGTGTGCAGGCATTGACCTATTAGATCCAGAAAACAAGATAGGTAAGTTTTTAAAAAAGAATTTTTTCATCCTTGGGAATTATGATCTCTATCTAGAAAATCCAGATCACACACCAGGATGGTTGCACTTAGATATTAAACAAAGAAAAAATAGAGTCTTTAATCCTTAGGAGAATTTTATGGAGCAAATCTTTTTATTTTTGAAGCCAATGATTGAGGCATACGCAGGACAGTTTGGACCTGCCATTCAGATCATTTCTATTATTGGATCACTCAGACTGGTGATTAAACCTGCCATGGAGTTATTTAAAGCTTATGTGGCAATCACACCAAGCAAATCTGATGATCACCTTCCAGGTCAATTTGAAAACTCAAAGATCTACAAAGCTGTAGTTTTCTCACTTGATTGGTTTGCTTCAATCAAACTTAAATGATCACTCTAGTTTCTTCCCTTATTGGTGCAGTAGAGGCAGGACTTAAGCTTTGGGGTACCAAAGAGGGAAGAAAATATCTTGATGAAATATTAGAGTTAAAACAGGACTGGGTTAATGAATACAATAAAGAAACTCATGAAAGGTCTGATGCTAAGCTTGATCTTATTGAGCAACGAATCATGCTCATCAGTGAACTATTCAGTTCCAAGATTGGAAATGAGGACTCTAAGAATTTGTGAGAGTCTAGATGGTTTCTGTTATAACTATGATGTGTGCCTCAAGAAATTTCTGGGCATGTGTCTCAAGCGAGAGATTGCTACTGATAAAATAGACTTCTCAGACAAAGACAAGGTCAAAGAACTGCTAGATAAAAACTTTCACCTCAAGGCCAGAAAGAAAGTCATCTAGTGGATAAGGCCAAGAAAGAATCACTAGAAAGACTTAAGAATAGACTAGAGCAATTTAAACTCAATCTTAAACTAGCTTCCCAGGACAATGATGTCTGTGACGTTAAGTATTGGTCCAAGCAAGTTAAGATGACTGAGCTTATTATCAAATGTCTTGATCAAGATAGGAAGATTTAGGAGCATTGATTAACTTAATCCTAACAATGCAGGACCATGTCTCTCTGGGCCATGGACTCTTTGAGATAGATGCCTGAGTGATCTGGCTATCATCCACACCTATCCTTTTAAATAGGGCATCCTCAAGAATTTTAAAGGCATTAGTCACATCAATGCACTTCTCATTTATAGTCCCTCTTTTTGTGAAAAATTCATGCTGAGGCACAAAGATCTCAACGTCAAAGCTAAATGAGTGTTTAGTCTTAATGTAGTTCAATCCAATGCCTCGCAACAAATCATCAAATGGCTTGAGGTAGGTGTTTAATTCCCTCTCATAGTTGACTGCTTTGGCAGACTTGATGAACATCCTACGCTTTGAATGTAGACTAAACTTTTGATTGATTGACAGTGGTTTAATAGGGATTTGTAGAGAGATTTCCTTCATCTCATAATTAAACTTTTTAAGGATTAAAATGACAATGAAGGAATGAGATTCTAAAATTTAACTGAGGACTCCACTTAATGTGTGTGGTGGTGTCTTTGCCTCTGGTGGTTACGGATGATCATCAGGGGCTTTTCAATTATTTCTTAGATGTTTTCTTGGCAGGTTTCTTGGTAGGTTTTGCAGTCTTCTTTGCTACTTTCTTAACAATCTTTTTGTCTTTCATTTCTTTCCCCTTATAAAAGTTATAGGCATTTAGCCACGTGTTAAATAAAATTCCATAATAGTTGACAGGCATTTTCTCACCATCGAAAAACTTGAGAAAATCATTTCTTACCTTTGCGAAAATTGATTCTGACAATTTCATATCCCAAAACTCTCTTGTTTAAAGTTACCTTCTTAAGGTTCCATCCAAAGATTAAACCTAAAGTAAATATTTTAATGGCTTCAATTTCACTGATCATAAATGCCTTTTAGATATTTGGCAAAGATATTTGATGCCTTATAAGGCACAGTCTGCAGATTGTACTTATCTGGTGAGTTCCCTTTATGTGAAAACCCGCATAGGTGAGTAGCTTCATGGTAAATGTTTTCCACTCTATCCCATAATGGCAAATTAAGTTTCCTTGAGTTTACATAGATTGTGGACCCCTCAGCATAACCAATCACATTTGACCATGGATTGATTGTCTTATAGAGTTCCACTTCAATCTCAAGTCCAAACATTAAAGACTTCAGTCTCTGGGACACTGTGAAGCTATCACTTAAGGTGTGATTAAACTTTTCTTGCGTTATTAATTCTAAAAAAGCTTTGTCCTGATAGTGCATCATCACAAGTCTGCAAGCTTCTCTGGTGACTGGATGGTTAAAATGCATACTTATTTTCATTAAAGTCCCTCATGAATTGTTTTAGATTGCTCATCCCCACGATAAGCTTTTTCTTCCCCTTCAATTCCACCAGGTAAACACTTTGACCTTTCAATCTTGATCTCCTGATGACCATCGGGAAAGTGATCATTTCTGATTTCCTCACAGCATTTGAACACTTTTTCATTGGATGATGTTATCCCTATAGAAGTGAGGAGATCAAGCTTTGACTCAAGATCTTTCTCATAGTTTAGGAGTGATAATAGTAGAAATTTAATGTGATCTTTCATTTTCTTCTTAATACTTCCAAGCATTGTTGTAGCTTCTCATTAGCGTGATGCCTATCATAGTCAATTGATGTGGCACCATCCTTAAAACCTACTCTCTTGCCCAAAAAATATCCCATGTTAAGCGAGATCATGATGATGAATAGTATGTTTAACATTAGAAAATCCACTTAATGAGTGTGTCTTTGTCGAGATCCATAATCAATCCTGTGTTGATTTCCTTGCATGGTATAGTGTTTCCAGTGGGTGCCCCTGCTAGGGCATAATCCTCACCATCTTGAGTGACAAAGTAGGTGTTTATCTCTGCTACCTCCACCAGATCACCTAGTGTTTTAGGTTCATCATACTGTTTATAAGACTTTCCAAAGGCATTAATCATGGCAGGGATTGCAATCACTGTGGTCCTGTCTAGTTCAATCATGGATGCTAGAAACTTTTGCAGGTCTGGATCCTTAGTTTTAAAAGATCCTAGTAGAGTCTTGTAGTCTGATGGACTTTTTTGGATTTCCTCGGCCAGTTTTTTCAGTGTCTTCATTGTTTCCTCCTAGTTTATAAAAGTCTTGATCTAAAAATTCATTTAGATCTATCCTTGGATATAACTTTTTAAAGATCTCATAACAGGCAAAGGCATCATCCCTATCATCATGGTGGTTAGTGAGTGTAACACCAAGGGACCTTGCCACCGATTTGAGATCTTTCTTTTCAAAATCATAATCTGATTGAAAATAAGATGCAAGTGAGTGTGTAGAAATGATCTTTTTCTCTGGGAAGATCTGCAAAAAATCCCAGTAGAGATCAGTGGGGAAGAGTGCCATTTTTAAAAAGGCATGGTCAAATGTCACCATCCTTCCAAACGCATCTCTTTTGGCATGACATACAAAGTACCTACATTGGTGGTCTAGAAAGAATCGGATCAGGTCATGTGCTATGTCACTAAAGAGTGGCCAGTCCTCAGTCATTTCCTTAGTTATGCCATGAACATAAGAAGCCTGATCTGCCTCATCTGTCCACTTCCAAGGTCTACACTGGATCCTCTTATTGGCAACTATAGTGAGTGACTCATTAAGTATTAGAAAGGTACCTGTCAGAATTGCAGATGTGGATGGATTTGTCCCAGTTGTTTCAAGATCCACCACACAGAACATTAAGCCACCTTGCTTGAGGTAAACTCAAAAGTGTAGCACACCACCTGAGTCTTGATCACACCATCTTTCTCATGGGTGTCTAACTCACCATCTAAAAACATAGTGGTGCCTTCAGTGACGTGCTTATGAAATGCCTCTGCCTTAGATCCGTACATGACACAGTTATGCCAGATAGCTTTATCCTCTTTATCTTTCTGCTTCTTAAATGTGCCCACATTGAATAGGACAATACAGGTCCCAGACTTAGATTCTATTCTCTTAATGTTATAAACCTTTCCCATTAATAGGACCTTGCAATAACCAATCATAGACTACCTTTTGTTTTTAGCTTCAATAAGTTTTGATGCTTCAGATTTAGTGACATTATCAGGGAAAGAGATCCCCATTTTCCTCATCGCATTTTTTTGGGCATCAGACGCAGGTGTGTTATTTCCTGTACCCACAGATGGTGACTGGGTGTCACTCTTTACATTGGAGGAAACATGATCCCATTGTTTGATTGATGGTTCATTTTTCCAAGAATTTTCCCAGTCTCTAGACTCTTCATCATCTAAAGACTCAAGCATGAATGTTTTAAGGTAGCAGTATTTTATAGCCATTGAGTATGCCTTCCCTGTGGCTTTGTCACCAGAGTCTAAGGCATAGGCAAAACACTGTGTTTGAAACTGATCAGACCTATCATCAGAGTTTATAAAAGTAACTGATGCCCAGACCTTTACTAAAAAACTTTTTGAGGTGGTGGTCTGTCCTTGATAGGTTTTAGATTGCTCAAAAATTTCTAAATCACAAGTCTCCATCCTTGGCATAGCCACTATGCCTG